CCTGGATGAGTGGTCAGATATGCAGTTGGGTATAAAGGCTCACTTGGGGGCCAGCATTGCCGACATTGCAGCGCTGGCCGGAGCGCAGGCGTTTGTTATTCACAATGACGTGCTCTCATTCGGCAATCTGGTGAAGGATTTTAACAACGTCGCTATGACCCCGAACCAACTCCGGGCGATCCTCCAGGAGGTGCCTGTTGGCGGCCGCAACCTGGCCGAATGGATTGACAGCGCCTTCGGTGCCCAAAAGGAAGCGATCAGAACCGAGATATTAACGGGTATGCTAAAAGGTGAAGGGTATCCAGGACTGGTGCGCCGGTTATCCCAGGGCTGGGGTATGAGCAAACAGGACGCCACTGATATTGCAAGAAGCTACGTCCAAACCGTGAACGTGGACGCGATGCACCAGGTAGCTAAAGCGAACTCTCAGATTGTCAAGGGCTGGAAATGGTGCTCTGCCGTCGAAAACGGGGCCTTTTACGTCAAGAGCGGGAAGGGCCGGGGCCGGGGAATCTGCGTCCTCTGTCTGGCCCTTGATTCATCGAAAGAGGTCTATCCGCTTGACGGCGGGCCGGAAATTCCCGCCCATATTCGGTGCCGTTGTTTTCGCGAATTTGTCCTCGTCTCCTGGCGAGAACTCGGCATACCCATGAATGAGATTGACGCAGCGGCCCGGCCCTATACCGTCCGTGGCAAGGGTATTGACGCCGAAACCGGCGAGATTGTGCCGCAGTCGGTAGGCACCGGGGGGCGCACGATCCTGGACGTAGGTCATTTTGTGGGGACTTACGAGGATTTTTTCAAAGACCAATCCGCCATGATCCAGAAAATGACCATCGGCCCGCGCCGCCTTGAGCTTTACGAATCAGGCAAGTTCAAGAGCCTGGCCGACCTGGTGACCATCGAGAAGGGGCGGGCGCGGCTGTTGACCTTAAAGGAGTTACAATGAACTCATTTATATCAAAAAAGGACCTTGAGACATACGATGAGACGGCAGAAAAATTGATGAAATCTGCTACCAAGTCTCAATTACAAAAGGCAAAGCAATTAGCCAAGAAATATCTGAAAATGTTCAAATGGGTTGGGAAGAAAAGCGCCTGACCTCGTAACCCGCACCGGCAACCTGCGGACCTTGAAGGAATTGGAGGGGATATGAAAGCTACATTATCAATCGAAACATTGCGAAAGGCAATGGAATTATTTAATAAACCAGCGAAAGTGTCATGTTGGACAGCTTACTGTAAAAATGGGCATAAATTACTTGGCCTTTATGCAACAGCTGATAGATGCTATATTTGCTTCGCTTCTATTGAAGAACTAAAATTAATTACTGTGAATGGAAAGGAACTCAATGACCAATCTTGACAGACAAATAATTTGGGCTGCTTTTCAACTCATTATCCGAGCTTTGATAGCGATACTTTTCCATATCAATGACGGTGAATCGGGCCATCGAATATCTGACGAGTTTGCTATCCTATCAGAGGAACGCAAATTGACAAGTTGGGGGTTCTAATAAAACCGGCAAGCTGTTGACGCTGAAGGAACTGCAATAATGGCATTTAACATCTTCCAAGAGATTATGCTCACCGGTTTCTTTCTTGCTCAGGGCATGATGCTTGCCTATATGTTTAACCGGCTGGTGGGTGCGGGTATTATTTGGGTGATGGGCAAGATTTATAGCTTATTTCGTTAAGTTACGGACCTTGAAGGAACTGCAATAAGGAGACCTTAAAATGTTAAATTTTTTCAAACCAAGACCGAAAAAAGCTGACACATTATCTTTAATAGCTCAATCCTGCCAATTGACAGCAGAGTTTATGACCTCACAAATAAGCAAAGATGTTTACGATAAACTCTTGCTTGCTGCGGCTAATGATTTTATAGAGAAATTTGGATCTTGAAGTAACTGGAGGTGTTATGAAATTGTATTATCTTGGACAAGAAATATTGTTAAGTATTAAAGGTAAATCTTACTATGGACACATAGCTAACCAAAAAGGAACCATTGTAGTTATTTTTACCCAAGAATCATACCCAGAACGTAATTTTTCTGATACATTTAAGGGTGAAATAGTTTTGGTAGGTATTAATGATTTGGAATATTATGTAGAATTGGAGGAAACATGAGTAAAAAAAAAGAAACTGAGTCTATAAAGTACATTCATTATGCGGCAGAGGACAGCATACATTCTGAATGTGGATTATGGTTAATGGAAGACGAATCAGAAGACGATTCAGAATGTATTCGACAAGTTACTTGCCCTAAATGCCTTTCTATTATGGTAAAGATTATGGTTGATAATTTAGCGAAATAGGAGGGGATGTGAGTAAAGAAATGGTCAAGAAATTGGCGGCTATGGACCCTTTTATTTTAGAAAAATATACCGAAGAAACAGGGGTAGTGTCTTGTTTCTTTTGCAAAACACCCCGGGGCTATGGGCACCGTCCTGATTGTATTTGGGAACGCTCAACAATAATAACGCGTGAGCAAAGGTGGTTTAAGAACAAAGAAAAACGGACCTGCGAGAAACTGGGAAACGCCATAGATATAATTCGCACCGTGGCGCTGGCCTATGGAGATATCCCAGGCTTAAAGGTCTTGTTAACCTGGGAAGACAATCTATGGGTGGTCAAATGGCAGTTTGGCGATGAGGCCCAATAAATGCCCCCGGAGGAGCCATGATGCATTGGACTAAGGAAAAGCCTACTAAAAGCGGATATTATTGGCATTATGATGAAGTTGGAGATTTTGAAATAGTTGAATTATCCGACGACTCAAAAATCTATACATTTGAACCCTACATTGGGCCATATTCACTGTTTAATGAGCCATCCAACCCCGATTTTCCTGACAGAACATTTGATGGTTATTGGCTTGGCCCTATTGAACTTTCAGTTACGCTTACTGAGGACCCTAAATGCCCCGGAGGCCAAAGAAATGGACATTTCAACACGTCTAAAACAATGGCATGATACGTTCCTCGGCGAACTGAATGGAGAAGCAGAACGCATTCAAAACATGGTAATGCGAGCTTTTGAGATTTATAAACTTCCGCCCATAAATGACAAGGGTATTATTACCCCGAACCCCAAAAACGAAATGATGCTTAAAAAACTGATTGATAAAATGGTTCCGAAAGCGTGGGGTTGGGAAATTAGTTGCGTCGGCCTTGAGCCTCGTGTTTTTTTGATGCGATTTGTCGGCTTTATTGTGGATGAAGAGGGGGATGTTCTTTAATGCGGGAGCCATTTCAATGAATTACCATCAAGCCATCATAGACCTAAGAAAAAAACATGGTCTCAGTTTTTGCCAGAACCCCGGAGGCGGCGAATTTAATCATCCTGTTCATGGAAGGTGTCAGGTCTATCTATGGGATGACAAAGATGATTATAAAAAACTAATGGCTTGGCTAATAGAGAAAGGTTTGGAAACTTCATAATGTCCCCGGGAGCCCCCGACATGCAGAAAATCATGCAGAAACTTCAACCGGTCATTAATCTTGCGGCCCAAGCATTGCAAGAGCAAGACACCTGCAAGATCACTATCTGCATCCACCAGGGAGGCATCCGGGATTTGTCGATTGATAAAAAAGTGAATTTGGCCACAATAAAAACTTGACAAGCCCGTCTTTATGTGCATTCATGTAAGATAATTTAAGTTTTGTCTTTGCAAACGGGATTCTGGTTTAGCCCCGCTTCGGCGGGATTCTAAAGCGGCCCCGGTGTCTGGCAGATTCAACCCTGCCGGCGCCGGGGCTTTTTTATTTTGCGGCAACTCCAGGGCGTGAGGCCCTGCAAATAATCACCCGGGCGGCGCGAGGCCCCCGGCTCAAGGTGGGACACCTTATGGCTTTGGCATTAACGGTTGAAAAACTTGACGGCCTGGACCCTACGGTCGCGGCTCTGTATGTCGAGCGGAATGGGAAATTCCAACTTGACGTTTCTGACCTGGAAGATACCTCCGGTCTCAAATCGGCTCTCGAAGCCGAGCGCAAGGCCCGGAAAGACTTCGAGAAGAAATATAGCGCCTTGAAGGACGTGGACCCGGAAGAGTACCAGCGCCTTAAAACCGAGGCCGCGGAACGGGAAACCAAGAAGCTCACCGAGGCGGGCGAGTTCGACAAGTTGCGCGAAAAGTGGGCCAAGGAACAGGCCGAAAAAGACGCCGAATGGGCGCGCAAGGTAGCCGAGAAGGACGCCCTGCTTGCCACCCACGTCAAGGACTCTCAGGTGCGCAACGCTGCCCTCAGGGCCGGGGTGATCCCGGAAGACATTGAGGACGTGATGATTATCACCGCCCGGCATTTCAAGCTGGCCGATGACGGTGCACTGCAAGTCCTGGATGACCGCGGCGAAGTCACGCCAAAAACCGTCGATGAGTTTTTTACCAAGGATTTCAAGGAAAAAAAGCCGAAGTTTTACGCGGCAACCGGCAGCTCCGGCGGGGGAACCGCAGGGGGCGGCGGGGGCAGCACTGGCGGACCCAAAACCGAAGTTCAACTTTTACAAGACCAGTACGACGCAGCCGTTAAGGCCAAGGACGCCGGAAAGATGGTGTCCCTTACGGATAGGATTTTTAAGGCAAAGCAAAAAGAGGCCGGCGGCTAAATCTCACGAGGTGAAAAAAGGCTATGGCCAATACGAATGCAGCGGCAACTCAGTGGAATGCTCCGAACTATGTAGGCCCGCTTTACCAAATCGGGGCGAACGACACACCTTTTCTGAATATGATCGGCGGACTTCAGGGCGGGGGTATCACTTTGGCCTCTATGGAGTTTGCCGTTGCTCAACCCTGGTCCCTGGAATCGGCTGCACAGCCGGCTATTACCGAGACTGCCTCCCTGACGGCACCTACCGCATGGACTTATGTTCGGGAACAGGACCGCAATGTTTGCCAGATTCACCAGAAGGCAATCAGTGTTTCCTACTCCAAACAATCTGTCTCCGGCATGGTCACCGCCAACGCCACCACGGGCCTTTCCCTTCCCGGCGATCAGCCCGTGGAAAACGAGTTTGATTTCCAGGTGCAAGCGGCCCTCGCCCAGATCGCCGTGGACGTGGAATACACCTTCCTGCACGGCACCTACCAACTCGGCGTCGATGCGGATACGGCCTACAAAACCCGCGGCATTGTCACCGCGACCACCACCAACACCGTGGCGGCTGGCGACGGGGCCTTGACCAAGACCCTGATCGACCAACTGCTTCGCACCATGGCGGGTAACGGCGCAAAGTTTCGCAACTCGGTAATTTTCTGCAACGCCTTCCAGATCCAGCAGCTTTCCAATATCTACGGCTACGCGCCGGAGGACCGGTTTGTTGGCGGTGTCAAAATCCAACAGATTTACACCGACTTCGCCATGCTCGGCATCGTCTGGACTCCCAAGATCAGTACCAGCACCATCCTGGTGGCCGACCTGTCGGTTTGCCGCCCGGTCTTCTGCCCGGTGCCCAATAAGGGCGTTCTGTTCCGGGAAGAACTGGCCAAGGTCGGCGCTTCCGAAAAGGAACAGATTTACGGCCAGATCGGGTTGGATTACGGGCCTGAGGAGTACCACGGAACTTTGACTGGCCTCTCGACGAGCTAAACCACTTTACTGCCGGGGCCGGGGCCTGGGTTCTTCCCGGGCCCGCCCGCAGCCGCAGCTTAGGAGAGCATCATGGCAAGAGGATTCAACGAGGCGTATCCGCCTGAAACCGTATGCGGGTTGAGCCTCGCAGAGCGTTATCAGCTATCCCTCATGGCCAAGGCTTTATCGGGATA